AAGCGATCCCCGCTTGAGTTGGTCCACGGTTGCGCAGGGACGGATTCCTGCGGCCTTCGGTTCTACCGGGGGTGCTACATTAATCCCGGCCGTCGCCGTTAGACACTGTGGTGACGTTGACGTTTTTTTTTGTGGGTAAAATCAAATAGAAAAAGAGTCCTTTTGGGCTCAACCCATGCTGTCATCGTTGCCACCCTCCCCACTATGGGCTCACGACCTCCCCGAAGAATGCAAGAAGGCAATCGCGGAGCGAGAGGGCGAATGGGAGCTGGTCACGGAGGAACCGTGCGCGGAGAAGTGGTACAAGCGCTTGATAGCGCGGATCAGCGGGACATCGACAACCCGCATCACCACTCTGGTCCTCACCGAGAAGGAGTTCTCGAAATTGTTCGGGACGGGCAAACAACACCTCATGGCTCGGGCGAAGCAGAACGTCATGCAAGCGGGCGTCAACATCGAGGCGGACGGCTTGTGGAGGACGGGCAGCACCGAGCACGTTGGACTGAAGTTGATCGCGCCGGAACTCGTGTTGAGATGCCTCACTGGGGCACACACGGAACGGCGTCGGTCGACTCTCATGTTCTGGAGGAAGGCGAGGGCGAGGACTTATTTCCGCGTGCGCAAGAAGAAGGACGACTCTACCGGACTGACACTCTCTCAGACTATCCGGCAAGAGACCAACCCCGACACGGCGTGGGTTCTGCCACGTCCTACCACGCAGAGCGGAGGGAACGGTTCCGGCAACATGCCAACCGGTTCAACCGCTCCTCCTAATGGTGGTGGGAGTGGGCCCAGCAGTTCATCTGGCGGCCCATCCGCTTCGTCGGGGGACGGAGAACCACGTCCGCAGATACGTGATCAGGCTCAAGCCACGGTGGCGTCAGTGCACGAGGAGAACTCAGACCTCGTGTTGCAGGAAAGACATGGCAGGTTTGTCGTGGAGGAGATTGGAGGAACGAAGGTGCACGTCATCCTCGGGCAAGACTTTGACAAGGACGCGCCACGCACGCGCGCACCTCGTGTCGGCGTTATGACCGGTCCTATGACCAAGGAGCCGCACATCTACACCGATAGCGAAGAGAATGTCGAAGACGCGCTCGAGAATCGACTCACTCAGAAGTTTCGACCATGCACGTTCACCCAACAGGACAAGGACAAGCTGAAGAAGTTTGTTGGGAACGCGGTTGGTACGGGCAAGTTTGGGCTCTTCTCACCGAAGAAGATAGACGCTTGGTTCCGCAAGAACTTCGACTACCAGGGATGGAAATCGAAGAAGTGGAGCGATTTGCGAATGCAGCAGGCGGTGGAGCAGCTGCTACAGCAAGTGGAGCCCAAGTTTAAGCTCAAAACCATGATTAAGGCCGAGGACATGCCCGAGAACAAGCCGCCGCGGTTCTTAATCGCGGATGGCGACATGGGGCAGGTCATGGCTTTAGCCGTGATCAAATGCATGGAAGAGCTGCTGTTTGAAGCAATGGAGCAGCACAGCATCAAGCACGCTGGGAAGCGTGAGGCGATGGATCGCATGTTGGGCCATATGCGCCCTCCACTCAAGCGGTTGGCAAAGGGTTACGTGTTCGTGGAAGGCGACGGAGCTGCCTGGGATACGACATGCAACCACACCGTTCGAGAGTGCATCGAGAATCCGATCGTCTCACACATTGGCAAGGTGCTCGACAAGATCGGCATTGTGCCAGCGTGTTGGAATCGCGCCCATGAAGAGGTGAATTCCGCCAGGATGTACAAGCTCAAGTTCGAGAATAAGCACAACAAGAAGGTGGGCAAGAAGGTGGCCCAGCCTATCGAGGTTGATGCTATTCGTCGTTCAGGACACCGAGGTACGTCCGTTTTGAATTGGTGGGTGAACTTCAGCATGTGGGTGTGCTCCACCTTCGAGGAGCCTTGGAGGTTCTTGGACCCGGAGATCAAGACCGGTCGAGACGTCGCGGGCGTCGACCGCTGGTTTTTCGGCGCCTTCGAGGGCGACGATTCCGGCGTGTCGACCAGCCCGAAGATGATCAGCGTCAGTGCGGAGGACCGCCAGGCGCTGCGGGATGGGTCCAAAGCGTACAAGGACTTGGCGAATGAGGCCTGGCTTGTTTCACCGCAGGTGGTGCAGGTCTCTGCTGCCATGTTGGACTTTTGGGAGCGAGGCGGCTTCAACATGAAGCTGGTGTTTCCACAGCGTCGCGCGACAATGGTTGGCTACCACATAGAGCTGCACAATGCTAACGGGAGCACTGCTCCCACTGGTCTGTGCTGCCCGGAGCTACCACGTGGCGTGGCGAAGAACTACACGACTTCAGCAGCGATGCGTGAGGCCGTGCGCAATGGAGACATCAAGACTATCAAGCGCATCGCGGCGGCTGCCAATTTGGCGAAGGCCGCCGATTACGCTGGTATCTTGCCCACAGTCAGCAGGAAGTACAAGGAGTACGCTGACACCCTTGAGTCGGGTGATTACGACGACCGTGAGATGGCCATGCATATAGGCGGAGTTGAGACGATGTCCGCCGAAGACGTCCGCGACAAGATCGACCTGCAGAACGCATCCGTATCAGCCAACGACGAAGATCGTACGTTGAGGCGTTTGGTCTATGGAGCGACGGACGACGAACTGACGGCCTACAGAAAGTATCCGTGGCATTTTGAGGTCCTCGGCGATTTTGATGGGTACTTCAGGTCTCTCCCAAAGGCCTGGAGGATAGGTGGGAGCGTGTAGTGGGGGGGAAACCGGGTGAACGCCGCTATCGTGTGTAGTAATAGGCGGCCCGAGGCAAGTGTACGCCACCATTGGTAATCGGCGGCTTGCTACGTTGTGGGAACGTGAATTTGATTTGTCACATACCGTTGGTGTGACACACTAAGGGGACGTCGGGGGAGGATAATGCCCCCGGCGGAGATAGCCGTTTTGCACAAACTGGATATTCGAACTAACGCCTGCTCACATCCGACTAACCATCGGATAGCGCCGTTTTTCTCGGAGATTCCTACGGGTACCTGACCAACTCGCCCATGTGCAGTGCAATGAACTCCTGTCCCGTGGAGAAGGCTTGCCTTATTCTTCTAGCCCTACCCCGTGCCCGCAGCGGGAGGGTCAGAGCCTGGTGGTTGCACAACACCTGAGGTGTGGCCAGACGCAGCAGCGGATATAGGTCCCGTTGAGGGTTTAGCCAGCCCTAACTGCGTGTCAGAGTCCCCCTATCGGGAGGGGCGTCCTGTCTCCTGGCATTTTGCCGGAGTGTACAGAACATGGGACGTCGAAGCTGGTCGTACGCGCGTAATCGCTTACGGTTGGTGAGGGGACCAGGACGATGGTACGGAAACCGGAGGCGGCAGCCGACATTGCCGCAGTGTCGTAAGAGAAGCGAGACCATCAACATCTGTTAACACCTACGAGCCAGGGTTTCACAGTTCGTTGTTTGGTCTGCTCTGTGAGGATGCTAGTAGCATAAACACCCACCTTCGTGGGGGTCCGCCCTCTAGACACTACCTATGTATAGTTGCGGACAGCATGTGTGATGTATAGCCACAGCGCGGAATGTGCCACACGATGCTGTTGTATAGTTCGGGCCCCTAGACAAATAAATATGCAAGGCCCACCCCTTCCCCGTTGCGGGGGAGGGAAGATCCTTGACTGGCATGTGTTGGATCCGTCAGTCTTGGATATTTTTGCATTGAAGCCCCAGTGACCGGCATGTATAGTTGAAGGGGTTAGTGCACCTCGTCGGTCGCATGTGGGGGCCAAGGCGATCCCCGCCTGAGTTGGAAAATTTTGCACTTTTTGTGAGCTTCGCTCACGAACCTGCGTTCGGATGGGGAGGTTTTCCTCCAAGAAGGTCCAGCCCGTCACGCGCGCGAAGCGTTGGTCGCGCAACCGCCGTACCAAGAACGGCGGCATGCGCTCCAACGGTGAGCGCGTATGGGGCCAGGGAGCGGGGGCTGTCACCAAGAAGGCCTTCGGTGCTGGCAAGAAGACGAGTGCTTTCAAGAAAGCGATGACCTTGGGTCTCAATGCGCGGCTCCCATATCACTTGGGCTTGCCGCGACCCGTTGGGCCTTATCAGGTGATTCGCACCACCAAGCTCTTGTCCACCACCGCTGGCGTTTGTATCTTCTCGCCTTTGTTGCGAAGGAACACGTCCACCCCAGGACTCCCTGAATGGTACCAAGCATGCGGTGTCCATGACGTCAACTACCTCGCACCCATCAATGGGGCGAACAACACGACGATGATTGACATGCCGCTCAGCGCCCTTGGCGGCGCTGCAGAAGTCGTGCCTGCTGCGATGACCGTCCAGGTGATGAATGCCCGCCCGCTTATTGAGGCGAGCGGCATGTTCACCATGGCACGCGTCTCCCAGCAGCTCAACCTTGGCGGCGACACCCGCACTTGGGAGGCTTTCAAAACGCAGTTCGACAGCTTCTTTCGCCCGCGTCTTTTGTCGGGCGGCAAGCTGGCTTTGCGTGGCGTATCGTGCAACGCTCTACCACTCGACATGACCGAGTATTCTACGTTTGCACCCATGGCCAACGCGGTCGCCGCGCCCGGCATATTCACTTGGAGCGACGTGATCGCACCTGGTGCGTTGTCGCCGATTGTGTTCACACATCCAAATCCGGGTGCGGACTCAAGCATCACGTTCCTGATCACCATTGAGTGGCGGGTTCGTTTCGATCCTGCGTCTGCCGCGGCAGCTTCCCATGTGTACCATCCCCACACGTCTGACGGCTTGTGGGGGGACATCATCAAGGCCGGATCCGACCTTGGCCATGGCATCGTCGATATTGCCGATGTCGT